CACCCCCGTGGCTACCGCCGAACACGATTTTCGGCCCGGTTACGTGTGACCACACCTCCCCCTACTTGGGCTGAACATGTTCAGATTGCGACCGTTCTGGTGCTGGGTGTTGACCGGGCACTATTGGGACAAGACGCGCAGTACCCATAAGGCCGCACGGATGGTGAACCGCTGCCTGATCTGCGATACCTACACGACCGGCCCGGACTGATGGCAGCGAACGTAATCAACTACACGCCGCCCCCGACGATCAAGGATTACATCGTCGACTACAGGCCGGCAGAGCTGTTCTACGACTGGATCGTCGGGCCGGTCGGCTCCGGCAAGACCACCGGACTCTTCTTCAAGCTGGTGCGCATGGCCAAGCTGCAGAAACCCGGGCCGGACGGCGTTCGGCGCACCCGGGCAGTCGTGGTACGGAACACGGCGCCGCAGCTCAGGGACACCACGATCGTGTCGTGGAACTACTGGTTCAAGGACGGGCAGGCCGGCACGTGGCGAGCCACCGAGAGCAAGTTCACGCTTCGCTTCGATGACGTCGAGTGCGAGGTGCTGTTCCGTCCGCTGGATACCCCGGACGACGTGGCCCGGGTGCTGTCGCTGGAAGTGACGTTCGCCATCCTCGACGAATTTGTCCAGATACCCATGGAGATCGTCGATGCGCTATCGGCGCGTCTCGGACGCTTCCCGTCCATGAAGGACGGCGGGGCGACCAACTGGGGGATGTGGGGATCGTCCAACCCGGCGACCGAGGACAACCCGTGGTTTGACCACCTGCACGACGAGAACACGGTACTGCAGTACACATCCGGAATGGACCGGGATGCAGAGGAAATGCGGCGGCACGCACTGGGTTTGCCCATACCGAACGCGACCTACTTCCTGCAACCGTCCGGCTTCAGCGCCGGGGCGGAAAACCTCGACAACCTGCCGGGTGGGCGGGAGTATTACACCAACCAAGCCAAGGGCAAGTCGCTCGCTTGGGTCAAGCAGTTCATCGAGGCGGAATGGGGCTACAGCATCGCAGGCAAACCTGTGGTGCCCACATTCAACCCAGATATGCACGTCTCGCCGTCACCCCTGAAATTTGACCCCATGCAACCCATCGTCATCGGCTTCGACCCGGGCATCGGTGGCAGCGCGTTCATTTTTGGACAGGAAGATTTGCATGGCCGGCTGCGGGTGTACGGCGAGCTGGTACAGAACGGGATGGGGGCTGAAAGGCTCATCAGTGAACGGTTGAAACCGTACCTGCGCAGGCGGTTCCCCAACGCGAGGGTGCTGATCGCGCCGGACCCGGCTGCGGCCAACCGGGGGCAGAGCAACGAGAAATCGGTGGTGGACGTGCTGCGCAAGCACTTTGACGTCAAGTACGACACCAACAACCGGCTGGCGCCCCGGCTCGACGCCATCGAGCATTACACCACGAGATTGACGGATGTCGGGCCGGCGCTACTCATCGACGGCAAGGAGTGTCCGGTACTGGTGCGGGCGCTCAAAGGGGGCTGGCGGTTCATGCTGGACCCCAAGAAAGACATCATCAAGGGTGCCGACCCGGAGAAGAATGCGTACTCACACCCGGGGGATGCGTTCGGTTATCTGGCAAGACATTACGCCAAGCTCGCTGAACGTGCTGAACGGTATGGCGGACGAGCTGTGGTAGGATTCAAGCCACCCGCACAAAGCGGCGCCGGCTACCACTTCAGGTGAACCCTATGCAAGCAGAACTGACACCCCCGCAGGACGTCCCGGTGCAAGCGCCGGAAAATGCACCCGTAGCAGTCATCAAGGCGGATGACCTGAAGGCGCTCGGGAACAAGCTGTCGTCGCTGTTCACCCAGTACGTCAGTGACCGCAGGGTGGCCGAGCTGAAGTGGATGCGCAACCTGCGGCAGTATCTGGGCCAGTACGATCCGGAGATCGAGCGTGAGCTGTCGGTCAACCGCTCGCGGGCCTACCCGCGCATCACCCGGGTCAAGTGCATCAGCGTGCTGTCGCGTGTCATGAACCTGATGTTCCCGGGCAACGAGCGCAACTGGGAGCTGAAGGCCAGCCCCAGCCCGGACATGGAGCCGGGGGAAGTGATGCAGGTGCTGCAGCAGCTGATGCAGGCCAAGCAGGCGGCGGGTGACCAGTCACCCCTCACTGATGACGACGTGGAAGATGCCGTGATGGAGCTGGCCCAGAAGCGGGCCGAGAAGCTCTCCGTGCAGATCGACGACCAGCTGCAGGAACTGGGGGGCGACCAGTCGCTCGACTACATCGCGCTCAACCGGCGCGTGGTCCAGAGCGGCATCATGTACGGCCTCGGTGTGATGCGCGGGCCGTTCGTGACGGCGACACAGAAAACCAAGTGGGGGATCGACCTGAGTACCGGGATGCCGGCGCCCAAGGTGCAGACCCAGTACAAGCCCATGTTCGAGTTCCTGCCGGTGTGGGACTTTTATCCGGACATGAGTGCCAAGACGCTGCGGAGCATGGACGGGTACTTCATCCGGCTGGTCATGTCCCGGCATCAGGTGCGCAAACTGGCCGACCGGCAGGATTTCTTCGGCGAGATCATCAAGACCTACCTCAAGACGACCGGGCAGACAGGCAACTACAAGGCACAGCCGTTCGAGGCTGAGCTGCGCACCATGGGCGTCAAGATCAACGTCAACGAGCAGAAGGCCGAGACGACCAAGTACGAGGTGATTGTGTGGAACGGTCCGGTCAGTGGCCAGTTCCTGCAGATGGCAGGCGTCGACGTGCCGGAAGACCGCATGGCGGACGACCTCGAAGCGGAAGTGTGGATGATCGACAACAACGTCATCAAGGCCGACCTCAACCCATGGCGCAAACTTGGCACGGATGTACAGACCATTCACACGTTCCTGTTTGACGAAGATGACACCAGCCCGATAGGTAACGGCCTGCCCAACGTCATGCGCGACAGTCAAATGTCAGTGTGTGCTGCGTCGAGGATGCTGCTGGACAACGCCAGCGTGGTGTGCGGACCCAACCTTGAGCTGAATACTGAGCTGTTACGGCTTGACCAAGACCTGACCAGCGTGCACGCGTACAAAATCTGGTACCGCGAGGGTCTGGGCCTCGACGCGCAGCAGCAGGCGGTACGCAACGTGCAGATCGACAGCCACATGGACGAGCTGCTGAAGACGATCGACCTGTTCATGAAGTTTGCCGACATGGAGACTTTCGTCGGGCCGGCCACGGGCGGCGACATGGAGAAAGGCCCGAGCGAGCCGATGCGCACCGCCGCTGGCGCGTCGATGATCCGGGGCGATGCAGCCCTGCCGTTCAAGGACATCATCCGCAATTTCGACTCGTTCACCCAGTCGTACATCACCTCGCTGGTGTGGTTCAACCGCAAGTTCAACCCGAAACCGGAGTTTGCCGGGGATTACAACGTCATCGCCCGGGGCGCGACCAGCCTGATCGCCAAGGAAGTGCGTGGCATGCAGCTGGACCAGTTGGCTGCTACCATGACGCCCGAGGAGAAACTGCACGTGGACGAGCGCAAGATGGTCGAGCAGCGATTTGCTGTACGCGACCTGAGCGGAATGCTGGTAAGCTCGGCAGAAGCAACCCGGCGTCAGGAGGCAGCGGCAGCGGAAGCACAGAAGGCCGCGCTGCAGAACGAGGAAATGATCGCCGCAGAGGTACGCAAGACACTGGCCGAAGCGTTCAAGAGCATCTCGCAGGGTCAGAAAAACGCCGCGAGCGCCGAGGCAACGCAGGTCAAGGCAACACTGGACATCTTGGAAAAAGGACTGACAAGTGGAACGGAAGCAGGAAATGGCGCAGGTGCTGGCGGGAATACAGCAGGCACGAAACAACCACGACGTGCAGCAAGTAGTACGCCTGCTTGACCTGATGTACGAGGATGCCAAGGATGCGCTGGTTGCCGTAGCGAAGGACGAATTCGAGGCGGCACAGGCGAAGGCACGAACGCTTTTGCAGATACGTAACAAGTTGAGCCAGCCAAGCATGGCTGAGTCTCAGGCACCCTACCGTAAACCCTTTATCACAGGAGAGTAAGACATGCCCCCGGAAACACAGCAGCAACAGGATGACAACGACTTCACCGCAGCCTTCGCGCAGTTTGGCGCGGCGGAACCAGCGGAAACGGTAGCCGAGAAGCCGGCTGAGCCGGAGACGACGGAGACCGAGGCAGAAACCCCGGTAGCGCCCGTTGCTGAGACCCCGGAACCCGAGCCGGAGACCCCGGAACCCGAGCCGGAACCCGAGTCGACCGCACCTACGGACGATGACTTGCTGGCAAGGCTGGCCGCACTGGTCAAGCAGACCCCTGCGAAGAAGGAAGAGCCGGAACCCGAGCCGACCGCGCAAGCGGAACCTGAGCCGGACATTTACACGGCGGACGAGAAAGCGCTGCTGGACGAGTACGAGAAGGATTGGCCGGACGTTGCCAAGGCGGAAGCGCTGCGGCGCCGTGCCGAGTATCGCGATCTGGTCAACCACGTGTTCCGTGAAGTGGCCAAGGAACTCGGGCCGATTTCACAAACACTGCGCACGTTGGCGGAACGGACACACCTCAGCGACCTGCATGAAAAAGTCGAGGATTACGATGATGTGCGTGACAAAGTTATCGATTGGGTGAATAATCAGCCCAGCTACTTGCAAAACGCGTACAAACACGTTATACAGCAGGGAACGCCAGATGAGATTGCTGATCTGGTAGCGAGATACAAGAACGAGACGGCGCCGACCCAACCCGCGACGACGACTCGGAAAACGGAAGCTGAGCTGCCTGCGACGACCAAACAAGCGGTCGCTGCGCTGGCCCCAGTCAGTTCCAAGCGGTCTACGATTGTGCAGGCTGACGATCCGAACGATTTTGAAGGTGCGTTCGCAGCGTTTGCCAAACAGGCGTAACCACAAGGGTATTTGGAAACTTTCTAGGAGATTCACATGGCTCAAGTTACAGGCTACGGCGACATCAGCCCCGCAGTTGCAGCATATTCCGTGGTTCGCATGCTCAAGCGTGCGATGCCTTACCTGCATTTCGAGAAGTTCGGTCAGACCTACCCCCTGCCGACCAACAGCACGAACACCGCCAAGTTCCGTCGCTACTTCCTGTCCGGCGCGACCGGCTCGGCTGGTACCGGTTCCGGCGCGTATTACGTGCCCGTTGCCACGACCCCGCTGGTTGAAGGTGTGACCCCGGCTGGCTCCAAGATGGCCAACCAAGACTACACGGTCACCCTGAAGCAGTACGGCGATTACGTCACCATCACCGACGTGATTCAGGATACGCACACCGACTCCGTGCTGCAGGCTGCAACCGACATCCTCGGTGAACAGGCTGCGCTGACCGTCGAGACCCTGCGTTTCAACATCCTGAAGGCCGGCACCAACCTGTTCCGCGCCAACGCTGTTGCCGCCCGCAACCTGATCGTCACCCCGCCTGCGCTGACCGACCTGCGTCGTGTCGCGACTGCGCTGAACCGTCAGAACGCCAAGAAGATCACTCAGGTCGTTGCGTCCAACCCGGACTTCAACACCAAGTCGGTCGAAGCGTCGTACATGGCTGTTTGCCACCCGGACCTCGAAAGCGACCTGCGCGGCCTGACCGGCTTCAAGCCTGTTGCCGACTACGGTCCTCACACCACTCCGTTCGAGGGTGAGATTGGTTCGATCGAGCAGATTCGCTTCCTGACCTCGACCGTTGCGGCTCCCTACGCCGACCTCGGCGGCGCGGCTGCGACCATGCGTGCCACCACCAACGCTGCTGCTGCCTGCGACGTCTATCCGATCCTGATCTTCGGTCGTGACGCTTACGGCATCGTCCCGCTGAAGGGCAAATCGTCCATGACCCCTATGGTCGTGAACCCGAAGCCCGCCGCTGGCGACCCGCTGGCTCAGCGTGGCACCGTGGGCTGGAAGCTGTGGACCGAGACTGTGATTCTGCAGCAGGCGTTCATGGCTGTTCTGGAAGCTGCCGCTACCGCCTGATGATCCGGGGGCTTCGGCCCCCGCTTCTGTACCCAATCTGAAATAGGAGCAACAACATGCCTTTATCCTCCAGTGTTACCACACAAGCCGCAGGCATCGCCAACTGTGCTACCGGCTATGCTGCCACCTCTTCTGCAACCGCTGCTGCCACGTCGTTTGTGGTTGGCTTCAAGCCCCGCATCGTACGTTTCCACAACGTGACTGACCGCATCTCCGACGAATGGATTCAAGGCATGGCTGCGGCCTCTTCGATCCACTCCGTCGCTGCGGGCACCCGCACGCTGGAGACCACCAACGGTATTACGGTCGGCGAAGTTACCGACAGCTCTACCGGTGCTGTTGGCTGGGGCTTTACTGTGACCGCTACCACTGCGGTTGCCAGCAAAGTCTTCGCATGGGAAGCAGTGGGCTAAAACCTGATTACGGGGCTTCGGCCCCGTAGTTTCAAGGAGCGACCATGCACGGTAACGACCTCCGCATCAAGAAGTTGACCAATGGCTATTCGCTGTATTTCCGTGATCCGGAGATCGTCAAGGCGAACCAGTCCCGAGATTTGTCGGCTAAGGCGAGCAAGCCTTATCGCGACCCCGAGCGCGAAATGGCGTTCAAGAACGTAAAAGAGTTGACCACCTTTCTGAACGCAAATCTGGAAAAGATGTGCGCTGCAGATGACTATGAAACCAGTTTTTCAAAAGCCGTAATG